CAAGGAAAACCTTGGAAGCGCTTTGCGCAACAGTGGCTACACCGCTCACGGTCACGTCAGTACCACCAGCAATAGTGATGGTATTGGCGCCAGCCGATGCATTCAGCACAACCACCATGAAGGTGGTGCCAACAGCACAGTCACCGCCGATTGCAGCCACAATCGCCTCTGCGGTAGCAGTGGTGTAGGTAGCAGCAGCAGTAGGAACACCACGGATGATGGTGTTGTAGCTGTTAGCAGCAGACAGGGTTGCGGTCGCAGTTGGAGCCGCAAGGTTCATCTGAGCCGGCAGAAGACCGCCGGGGATGTCACCAAGTTCAAAAATGGAAGCCATGGTTAATTACCTCAATCGAAGTTAGAGGTGTTGGTCGCGCGAACGATACCAAGGTTCTTGGTTTCGTACACCTTAGACCAGTTGCCCACAGTCTCCAGTTGAGCGCGTGTGGGGTTAGCAGTAGTTACTGCCCACTTGCTACCAACTGGGTGGTACACATAGTGCAGGTCAATCGACATGGCATCGCTCTTGGCGAGGATGTCACGGTCGGTTTCAGTCTGCATTGCCATTTGCTCACCGCTGGCGATAGCGCCTTGGGTGAAGAAATAGGTTGCGTACTCAGTGGTAGCACCGCTGCCGCTGGTTTGCACATCGTCAGAGACGATCACGCGAAGGCCGCAATATGTCGGCACATTCATATTGCCGGCATAAGCTGCAGCCATGCTGCCGGCAAATGCATCTTCGGCAGTGCCAAGTGCAGTTTGACGAGCTTCGCTAGCAGTGACATAATCAATTGCCTTGCGCTCCACAAGGTCGTAATAGACCTTGGAGTGCATAGCAATAGCGGTCAGCTTGTCGCCTTGGTCACCCAGCAGCGCTTTAGCTTCTGCCACATGACGCGGGGATAGCACAGTCGGGGTATCGCCCGATTCGCCATCAATGGTCAGCGGGAAGAAAGCAGCCGAGCTAGTGGTGGTGCCCAGGGTGCCAAAAATACCGGCGAGACAGGACAGCAGATCCTTTTGACGCTGGTTAGCAATGTAATCAGCGATCTTGGCGCCGATGGCGGCCATAGGATCGGAACCAGCAGCAAGAGCTGCAAGGTCACGCGATTCAAAGGCACGACCACGGTGCAGGATCACGCCAACTTGCTTGTCAGCTTGGATCTTGCCAGGGGTGAGGCTGCTGCTATCAGTCAGCACCTCGAAATCACCGGAAAGGTTTGCTTTCCAGAAAGGAACGTTGATGAAATCACCGCCCTCGGTGGCATTTAGCTCCGCCAGAGGCTGCACCACACCGGAAGCCAAGAAGGCATCACGCTGAGTGGTTTGCTCAATGACGTAAGGCGTAAATACCTCGGGGATGATGATGTCAGAGCGAAGTGTCGCCATGACTAATCCTCAAAAAAGGGTTTACGGTTGTGGGCGCAGCCCTAGGCTCAATGCGGCGCAGCCATCACGAGCAATCAATGAAATACTAACGGTTGGCGGCAGCTTTCATGCGCTCGTATAGATCACGATCTGTACGGAACAACCGTGATTGCTCAGTGAGGTTAAAGCTATCGCGGCTGAATGGATTGGCCATGCCAGCTGGGATCGTGCCATTGCTGCCGCCAGTTGGTGCGCCACTGCCTTGTGGCTTGGGTTGCTTTTGCATCCATGCTGGCAGCGTTTTTGCCCACTCTGCAACTGGCTTGCGTTCATAGCCGTCTACGACTACAACAGTGCCATCTGGTTCGCGTTGAATTGAATCAGGCGACAGCTTGGTTTTGAGCACAAGGTCAGGATCATGCACGATGTCAGCCAGTGCTGTTACAGCAGGCGTGACAAGTTCTAATTCACGGACGCGGGCTTCAAGTTCTGTGATGCGCTGGTCCTTTTCAACCGTCGCCTCACGGAACTGCTGCTCCAAAGCTTGCCGCGCTTCTTGGTATTTGCCTTGGGATTCAAGTTGCTGTTGCTCGTAGTTGCGCTTGAACTCAAGTAGCTCATCAACATTCACCCCATCTGGCGCCTTGGATTTCTTTGCTGCACGTAACTCAGCAATGAGTTCTTGATTTTTGCGTTCAAGTGCCTCAACACTGCGCTGCAATGCATCGGTGTCCCCAGTAGCCGCAGGCTCTTGGGTTTGGTTTTCATCAGACATGGATAAGCCGCAGGCTTAATTACCCACTAAGACTATCACTTACGCTTGCGTTTTTTGCCGGCTTTTGCGTACGCGATTGCTACGGCTTGCTTGCGTGGCTTGCCTGCCTTGATCTCCTTGTGAATGTTTTCTGAGATCACAGCCTGCGACTTGCCCCTCTTCAATGGCATAACGCCAGTCCTCAACGCCTGTTAATAGTTTAGAGCCATCAGCTGTTGCCCAGCCCTTATCGGTGTAGACAGCATTGATCCATGCTTCGCCGTGCAATGCTTCTACTGGATCGCTGCTGATGTAATAGATGCCATCATTACGAAAGTGCCTCAGGCTAGGCAGGTCCATATCGTGCGCGTAGTTGATCCAAGGTTAGCTCTGATCCATCATCACGCACAAGTTTGGCAATGGCATTAGTTGGGCCGTGCTTTTCAGCAAGCCTGTTGAAATATGGCACCTTACTGGCACCAAGCGCTTTGGCTTTAGTTTCTAGATCTTGCTTAGCCAACCATTGCCCATAGGTTTGATCCGCTGGCACTTGACCACCGGCTGATGCACGTTTTGCTGGCGGTGGCGGTATAAAACCAAGCTCGTCGTAGTCAATTATTGGCACGGTGGTTGAACGGCAGTTGAAATGCTGCGGTGGTGTTGGCCCTTTGCCATATTCAAACTCCTTACCATCCAATGCACGACAAATGCTGCTGGTGCGGGTATCCAGTGTTGCCACATAGCGATATTTCTTAGTGATGTCTTGATTTGCTTCATATACCTGCTGACTGGCTGCATTGGCTACTTGGTTAATGCTTGTACGTACAAGCGTAACGATTTGATTATCAGCTACAGCAGTTGCTTGACCGCCTGCTGCAACAAGTTGGTTAACGGTACGTGCGCGTTCGCCGAATTGCAAGTTACCAACCAATCGCTTAGCGATGTCAGGTGTGGTTTCACCTGTTAGCAAGCCTTGCCGTACTACTTGATTGAACCGCTCTGCTTGATCTACAGCGATACCACGAAATGCTTTGCTGACTACTTGGCCATTGGGTAATGTGATTGTTGCACCTTGCGCTGCAGTAAGGCTGAAGGTTTGCGGTGCGCCTTGCACTGCTGCAAATAGGTCATCACTTAGTGCTACCACATTGATTTGCGTCGGGTCTGTAGTAACAACAGACTGCGCAAAATGTGGGCTGATCTCAACAGTACGTACAGCATCACGAGCACCTACTGGTAATGCACGTGCTAATTGATCTGTGACAAACTCCGACTGCAACTGCGCTAAGCCTTGCAGTTCCAATGCAGTTAGCTCTGTTGCATCACCAGCCCATGTGCCAAGGCTATCTTTGAGTTGCGCCAAGATTGCCCGTAAGCGTGCTGCCTTGACTGGTGCTGCTAAGTTATCAATCGTTCGTAGTTGATTGACTGCATCAATAATGATGTCGTTGTAGGCATTGATAATACGCCGTGCAACGCTATTGCTGTAGCGGTTTAAATCAATCGCATTGCGATATAGCGCTTCTGGTGTACTCATTGCACGATGCCTAAATTTTCCGGTGCATATCCACTGCGGATGCTGACATTAGCGCCACGGTTTAATGCACTGCTGACAAGTGCAGCAAATGCGTCGTAACCGTTCTGGCCGTCTTCCATCAGTGTCACCTGATCCACTTCATCTGCTTTGCCATTTTTGTACCAAGTGACGCGCACAATAGCAAGCACTTCTTCAGGCAAGGCGCTGATGTGATAATCAAGCTCTTGCTTCCTCGGCTTCTTGGGTTCGATCATTATCATCAAATCCACTAAGCGGTCGGTTGTCCAGTCCAGCAGATGGTAAATCAAGCCCCGCATTGGCCGTAGCCTCCAGCTCTTCATCTACGTTAAAGTCATCGCCCAGTACATCACCTTCAGATAATTCACGCAGTAAAGTCTCCTGCGTGATGGTGCCAGCAGTGTAAAGCTGCAGTAAAGATTGGATTTCCTGCGGTTCAAGGCGTGTACCAAGAAAATCACGGTTGACGTAGCTACTGCCTGGTGCAGTGCTGTTGCCGATGTACTGCGCGTGAAACTGCAAGCAGTTGTCGATCATGTCTTGCACATTTTGCGCAATGACCATCATGGTGCTATCACCTTGACTGCGATCAATGCGTTTTGCTTCTGCGGTTTCAGCCGATAGCTTCTGGCCCAGTACTGCTGATAGGCCAAGTTCATTGATCTGCGCTGCAAGCTGTTCTAGCCGCTTGAATTGATAATCAAAGCTGCGGCCAGCTGGTTCGATGTATTCTGCGCGCCCTTCAGCAGGAAATGCAATTGCTTCGCCCGGTCCAGCGCTTACTTCTTCTGCAGCAGATGGAAAGCCATAAAACGCCAGCATCGGCACAGCGCTGATGTGGAGCTGATTGTCTAGGTCAGATTGGATTTGATATGCCTTAAGGTTTAGCTCTGCGATATCCTCAAGCGGTGGCCGTGACTCCATGAATGCACTGCGCTGCGCATAAGCAACACTGAATGGAATCTCACTAAGGCTTGTGCGGCCTTCGTCGATGATCGTAAACTCGCCATTGTCTTGCTTTTGATGCAGTTGAAATTCACCTGGCGTTAGCACACGGATTTGCTCCACTGCCTTTTCACCAAATTCACCATCTGGTACGTTAACCATTTCGGCAAGCCGCAGTTGCGTCAATACCTGACGGCCTTCTTGCTGCTCAGCACGCCAACCAAGGATTTGCCGTGGTGTGTAGCTCACCCAATAGGGTCTACCGCCATTAGCAGGTGCATCCACCAGTACACCAACGTGGCCATAACGGACCATCTTGCGGGTTGTTTCATAGGTCCAAACATTAAGGTCATTGCCTTGCAGGTCAACATCAAACAACTGCTCACGGATGATGTCAGCAGTATCGTCAAGCCGTACTGGCTTGCGCGTTAACATGCCAGCCAGCATCCGCTCTAGACGTTGATAGAACGGCGGACATACGCTACGTGCTAGACGGTTGTCGTAGGACTCATCTAGCTCACGTGGTTCTTGCGGTAGGTAACGCCGATGCTTGCGGCGCATACCGTACGTGCCTTGCAGTAGATCTTCAATCA